AATCACCTATGATCTATGATTTGACGCCCTAACTGAATATTTGTCAATATCTATTGGATTTCCCAAGTGTTTAGGCGCATTTGCTTCCTCATAAAGCCGCATGATCTCCCACGATGGAAGACCTTCGGTAGCTTGCTGGGTCAATGCGCCATTACGCATATTACCAGTGGGCATCTCCACATCTGCAAATGTCTGAGCAAGTGCGTCAGCTCTATCAGGACTGCGCCCTAATCGACTGCGAATTTGATCTTTCTCTTCAAGCCTAAAAGTCCCGCCATGGAACATGAGCTTTGGCATTTGAAGTTCTTCTGCTAGCATCGGGTCGTCAGGTAGCTTGCCACCTTTACGAACCCAATCACGCATCCTCACCCACATCTCTGTGCGCTTATTAAAGTAGCGTCGGTCTTGTGCCTTAGCATTATAGACTACCGGCGTCACGTCTACTGAAGGGAACATGCTCAATGAGTCCACGACGGATCCACCATATCCCCCTGTGTTATCGACAAATATACGCTCCACTCCAAGTTCCTCAACCATCAGAACCGCTTTACCTGCAAGTTCAGGCCCCATAACATCGCTGGATACTAGGTCTAACGGATAACCCATCAGACCTTTGCGACGAGCAAAGCACGTTGAGTCCTTACCACCTCGAGATACGTCGATTCCTAATCTCATTTGAGACATAGAGACATCCCCTTCTTTCACCACTCGTTCCATCGAATCTCTGATCTCTTGATCGGTAAGAAGCTGGTTTGAAGATGAATCAGGATATTCAGCGAAGATAGTGATTTTAACCCATGGATGATCGCGTCCATACTTTTGAATCTCTGCACGAGCAAAGTCAACGGAGACTCTTGGAGCTCGCTTAGGGTCATCAGGGTCTGAGGTCACGCGATAGACTTTCCATCGGTCTCCTTCAAGTCCTTTGTAGGCACGATAGATAGTCCCTCTAGGTTCTTCAGGGTTAGCAGATACCAAAATTCGTGCGCGCTTCGTATCGGAGTCACCGGAACTCAAGGCAGCATCTGCCGTCGATAGAATAGAATCAGGAATCATACCTGCTTCGTCGATGGTAAACATGACAAAGTCGGCATGGTGTCCGGCGAGGGCAGAAGCTAATTGGGTGTCGTCTGCTTGTTTTGGGAAAGATCGGGCATCGATGAAAGAGAAACCTTCCTGCCCTTTCAAACGAATCTTGTCGTAACCTTCGATAAGAGAAGCCGCAAGTAGAGGGGAGTCTAGTCGCATCTTTAAGAGTTCCGCCCAAAGGTTTGCCATCAAGTGATCTTTCGTGATCGACAGGCAGGCAACCTTCGGTCGATAGCCCGTAATCATGAAGTGATGAGTCATTAACGCAAGGAGCCAAGTTTTACCAGGACCCTTCGAGGCAAGCATGGCGACTCGCGGATGTTTCACATACAAGTCCATGACCTCGCGCTGCCACTCGTAAGGAGTCACATCAAGCACGTCTCGAGCAAATATACTTGGACGATCCCTCCACAAACGGATTAGATCAGACGGCATGAGGTTACTTGGCTTCTTCAAAAGCCGCTGAACATTCGCCCCTTCGATTGCCGAAGTTTCTGGAAGAATCAAACTCATATCAAGTCTTCGATGGCAGAATTGTCTAACTCGTTTTCATCCGCGATGTCGTGAATTTGATCAAGCTCTGTAGGTTCGGGAAGTAGTGCGTTTGATTTTTTAATTACGTTGTACTCAGCTTCGATTTCCTCGACTGACCGATTGGACTTAAGTGATTGCTGAACCAAGTCAGTAATCGTCACGTTTCCAGACACATCGAGTTTATCGATGAACATACCGTCAGACTTACCTAGAAGCTCAGTCGCTTTGAGCCGCGCTTGAATAGGAATATTCTCTTTGGGCTTAGGCACGTTGGTGACAGGATCAAATTCTTCGACAGCAAAGGGATCCTGATTTTTAACGATGTCACTCCAAAATGTTTGAAGGTCTTCTCTGTCCATCTTCAATTTTTTAGCTTTATCCATAAAAAAGTCTCGGTGTTTAAGTGCTTCGAGTACGAGCGGCTCTTTGAGCAGCTTCTCCGCTTGATGTCGAAGGTAAGAGTCTGTTCCGTTATAACCCGCTAAACGCATGGCCTTAACTTCATCTCCCACATACGCTTCGATAAAAAGTCTGTGTTTAGGGTTTAGTGTCCTCATGCCTTCGATGGTAATGGTCTTTTAAGTCTGTGTCAAAAAGCAACGGTAGATTCAGCGTCCATGCTTGTGTCTACCGCTACCCACACACGATTCGAGAGACAGAACCGATACCTCGATTTTGGCAGGGTCTAATGGGATTCGTCGATTGCTGTTGTATGTTATTTTCTTACCGCTTTAAATCGATTCTAAACGCTTCGACTGGCAAGGGTTGTCTAGGTAGTGGGTTAGGGGGCTGGAGCTGCGAGGGCTTCGATTACAGGGGTTCCTGGAGATTTGGCAACGTGTGGGTTGTTGGATGCTAGCGTTTGGCGGTAATGCGGCTAGTCGTTTTTGGAGTCTGGTTGTTGTGCGGCAGGTCTAATTAAACCCTTATGCCTCCAGTTAATCCCTTAACTCAATGCGTTGAAAAATCTCAAAAATTTGTGACGGGGTGGGTATACACCACGCCCACCACGCGAAAAGGGGGAACGGGGTACTCGTCGCGCACCACACTCTCCCCGATCGCTATGCCCTTGGTGTCACCATGCTCGCCATGCCTACGACTGCCATGGTGTGATGAGACACTGAGACACTGAGACACTGAGACACTGAGACACTGAGGCACTGAGACACTGAGACACTGAGACACTGAGACACTGAGACACTGAGACACTAAGAACTTCACTCTCCATGAATACCTTGGCGCTTGACGCTCGCAGCGCCTCGCGCTCCCCTCGATTGTCAAGAAAAAGAAGTGGCTTGGAGAGTTTGTGGTTGTGATGCTTGGCGTTTTGTGCGCCACGATGTTATTGACTTGGTGTGACTTAAAGCATGAGAGTTAAAGCGCGCTAAATCGCTGAGTATTTTGTTACGCTACGATCGAAAATAATGTTAAGACCCATAAAATTCTGAATTTAGCGCGGTGCCAGCTATGACGCACTGCGTCATAATATTTTAAAATTTATAAATAATATAGATATAATCTTATAAACATATTTCTTTATTCCTTTATGATTGCAGAGACTTAACCCAAAAACATCCCAAAAATCCCTATATAAAATGTTACAAAATCTTGAAAATGCGCTATGCAGCTCGTACTAGTTATCTAACGAACTTATTGATTTTATTGGATTTATAACGCGCCAAGCATTTTCAAATCGCTGTAACGGCCCAAACCCTCTCGCAATGCCTCTTTTATCGAGTAATTTTATTTATAGGCAATTTTTACCCATGACGCACCGTATAAACAGTTAAACCATGCTAAAAAAGCAGTCTCACACTTGACAACACCACAGCTCTTGAATTATTCTACCATCGAGGTAAGCGCGCACCGATAAGGCGCTTAAGGTTTTAATTAACCATAAAACAGTTAAACCACGCTAAAAACAGCGTAAAAGTAGAATAATCATGGCCCGCAACAAACACGCTAAACTATCTACTCGCGCCAAGCGCATACCTAAACTGACCAAGATACCGACTAAGTATCTTCAGGAAATCGTCGATAATGGCGAGCGTATGCAAACTGATCAAGCACGTTACGACTATGGTGCAGCCTTCACCATCGAAGACGTTCAGGCCGTACTGCACCAGCGCCAAGACATCAAACGCGCCAAGCAACTAGCGCGCCACGAGCGCCTAGAATCACTCTCTCACTGCGCCTCATGTGGCATCCTTAAAACGCCTCAGAACACCGGAATGCAAGGGACCTCGATGCGTCCCACTTGCCGCGCTTGTACTGCTTTAAAACGCAAGCAAGAGCGCCAAGCACGTAAAGGCAACACGACGGCAAGTGATACCACGATGGAGAGTGAGCTACCGTTTTAATAATCGTGGGCGGCAACGCTTACCCTCGAATGACCAAAGAATTTAACAACCTCGACGGCAATAATGCCCTAGAGAGAACCCGCAAGGAGATACCGCAATGAAACTGCAAAAAGAACTATTTATCAGAGCGCATCAATGGACTAGCTTTAGTCCAGAAAAGCGAGGCGAGCGCCTTTACTCTGACATGTCACAAATGCTAGCGAGTGACCTCGCAGAACTAGGTGAAAAGTCAGGCAATTATGCTGCTAAATTCGAAGCGCGCCTAGCTTTATACCTCCACAGAAAGTCACGAACGGCCAGTGCTATGATTGCTGGACCTGCGAAATTCCCTTTTGCTTCAAACGCAAAAAAGATGGATAGTGAAATGCGCGCATGGGATGACCTCATGAAGTGGCGTGAAAGATACATCAAGGCAGTAAATAGAGAGCGCACCAAGTCCCCCGAAGAAGAAATTGACTCAACACTCGCAGAAATTGACCGTATGACTACTGCTCACGCACTATTGAAGCAGTGTAATAAGCTTAAAACGATAGAAGAACGTAAAGCATTCTTGGTTGAGAATCATCAGTCATTTAAAGGAATTGTTAGTGCTCGCACTGATATTACCGAAGAACTAAAAACGCAGCACTGGACGCTAACATACCTCAATCGACGCATAAAAGAGCGTCAAAGCAAGCTAGAAACGATGAGAGCGCGCATTGAGCGCAAAGCGACCTTCGAACCTATCCAATTCGAAGGTGGAAGCATAACCATTGAAGAAGATCGCGTAATGATTAAGCACGACGCAAAGCCAAGCCGTGAAGTAATCGACGCTATTAAGGCGCGTGGTTTTAGATGGTCCCCAAACTTTACAGCGTGGGTAAGAAAGCACACTGCCCAAGCTATCTACGACGCTCAAAACATCATCAAGGAAACGACTAAAAACAATGAGGTGACAGCATGAAACCTATGTTTGAGCTGGATAGCTACGAAAATTGTCACAGCGACTTTAACTTTGAAAAGCTTAAGAGACTGCTAAAAGAAGATAAATTGCATCCAATGTTTGAGGGAAAGCACATCACGCCTCATGGCTGCTGCGATGCTGTCGAGTTTTTCGGCAATTTCATCCATCATTCTTTTGTCTTTCGATTTTCCACCAGGAAAAAATCGTTGATTTCAGAACTAACAAATTTAATCGAAGCAAATTTAAAAAAGGACATGCCATGAAAACAATTGAACTAAACGATACAAAACAAGCTTGCTATGACTTGCGAGTAAACTACAAAGGAACTCGCAAACGTGCACGAAAGATCGAGAATCATTCAATTAAGTTAATCGAAGGCGTGGAGTTGTCCGAGATCGTGGGAGCGGATGGAGAGCTTAAACATGAAGCGCACGTCGAACTTATCCGCTTAGCGACTAAGGCAGTCAAAGAGCACGCAAAGCTATGCAAAGACATCACTGTCCGCTGCGATTATGTGACTCGCTCAAAAGAAGGTGGATTCATTAGCACAGAATTTGAGCCATTCGGGGACAATCATATTCGCTTTACCTTTCCTTTTCAGTGGGAGGTGTAACCATGAACAAGCAGATAACTGCGATATACATAAGTTTCACCGGAACTAAGCCACGCAAAAGAAAGCCACAGCGCCAAGTTGTTAAGGTAGGACAATTCGACGGCCATAAATTGCTATCACCCGACGAGCTTAACGATTGGGAGCGCAAAGCATGGGCGGCAATCGAAGCATCCGGTATCAAGCGCACCACGATCAACGCAGTGTTAAACATTCACCACGCGCATGAAGACGGTGAAATGGTTTTCACTCCACTATTTCCAAAACAGCAGCAAATTTTAATGAAGGAACTTTTATGAAACTCAGCAAAGAACTAAAAGCCAAGCGCGCCAAGTACGTTGATTACTGCATGAATAACCCATGCTTATCTCATGACGTTGATTACGGCACCAAGGCGCAGAGGCTGGACTGGCATAGAAAAAACACAGCATCGATGACAGAGAAAGAACTTGATGACGAGCTAAAACATATAGCAGAAATGGAAGTGAAGTAATGATAACCACCACAATAATTTTTAAAATCTTAATAGTCGCAGCTTTTTGTGTATTAATTTCAACACTAGGAGATTCAAACAAATGAATAAAAAAGCAATGATCGAAGAGGTATGTCAGTACGTACTCGATCAAAAACATGAACGCGAAGACCTAATAGACCGCATGTATCACAATGCCAAAGAGTGGCAGAAAGATGGAAGCTCAAAAGCGCAGATACGCGCAGAACTAAAAGACCAAGCACCTAACAGTATCTTTTATATCGCTATGGTTTTAGCTCATGGCAAACGTGCAGCTAACATGTCGTATAGAGGCTGCATCATCGAAGCATTGGAGAAGCTATGAGTAACAAAAAAGAGCAATACAAAAAGTTATGTGAATCTCTTGTTGCACGAATGGTCGGAAACTTCCCTGGATTGCGTGAAATCAATTCAATGAAAGGTTATGAAGTTAACGGAGCCGATCTTTGCGAGTGGATATCTAATGAGATTCATTACTTAGAGGAAACACAAAAAGAGCAATTTCTTCAATCATACTATCGGAGAAACCAATGAGCTTAAGACAAACTAACGGCTACTTGCGCGAATTGTACTTAGAATATTACAACAACTACCTGACCATAGAAAAGTTCGCGGATCACAACCAAATGGAGATCGAGGACATGCGTAAAATCCTTGCCCTTGGCAAGCGATTGCACAAAGAGCACGTCGATCTGCTAACAGGTAAGGTTAAAACTAAACAGGAGACCAAATGAATTTTTTAGCTGAAACCATCGGGGCAATAACAGATTCAGGGCATGCACCAGAAGATATATCTTTCATAGGTTCCATCGAATCAGGGCACTCCTGCACATGGCCAGAGTTTAAAGAGCTTGCGGATTTTGAATACGACAGCGGCTATGGAGCGCAGAAAGTTGCAACTGATCTCAAGATTATTTTCCTGGATGGGTCTTCTATGTGGAGACACGAGTATGACGGGTCTGAATGGTGGATGTATCAGAAAAAACTTGCAACTCCCCAGGAACTAAAAACCATTAAAAGTCTTCAAGTTCACGGCAGCATGGTAGGATGGGAAACCCTTGAAAGTATTAACGAGTATTCGGAGGAGCAGCCATGAACTATGGCACAGCGAATTCAATCCACTACTATCGACGAGTTGTAACAACACTCATAAGAGAAGTGGATGCAAAGGCACCAGTGGAAGTGAAGGATAGTAATGAGTGGAGCGCCATGGTTGACAAGTTTTGGGATGCTTGCGATGCTCAGAATCTGAGGGATATTGAACAATCACATAGACATATTAAAAAATGGCACCGCCAAGTGTTAGGTGCCGTGCAAACAACTAAATAGGAGTTTTTATGAGCGAAGATACTAAAATTAAAGATGTGCCAGTTTCACTTCCAGACGGCACACCTGTCACTTTAGGGATGACAATATACACAGTAAAAAAGAACGATATAAGCAGCTACGAGCGAGGCAGAGAAGTGATCAAAACGTGGTCTGGCGATGTGGCAGTCAAGCTTATAGAGAATAAGGTCATATCCGTTAATCAATCATCGACGGCCAGAACATTTACTGTCAGATCAGATCGCGGTTGTGAACAGACATATTCAGTCAGAAACAATTGTTTGCCTGATTTGTTCGGAAAGAAGTCAGCAGCTTTAGATAAAATGAAAGAGTTTCACAATCAAGACATTGAAAAGATTCAAGTGAAACTGCAAAGACTTGAACAACATTACGCAGAAACAAAAAATAAATACGTAACAACTATTAAAAAGCTTAAAGCTGCTAAAATTAGCTAATAACGAGGGATTAATGGAAATTTTAATTATTGCATTTTTGGCGATGGGTACAGTCGGAGCTGTCAGTCTCAAGAACGATGCTGATAAGCGTGGGTACATAACTTACGGTGAGAAACAGACACGCCTGATCCAGCAGACTAGAGAAGTTGTGGAGAAGACGAAAGTCATTAAAGAGTGGAGTGAACAATGAGCTTTAAAACACAGAAAGAAATTTGGGAAGCGTTAATTTCCCAGAAAAAGATTACCCATAAAGAGTGGAGAGATTTGTTTTTACAAATGGATGCAGGGTTCATTGTTGACGTCGACGGTGATCGCTACCACGATTACTTTGATCACCCATCCGACTGGTCACTCTACGAAGAACCCAAGAAGATGAAGACTGTGACGCTTTATCGGTACACTTATCAAGAGCTGGGGCGTGTTTTTCAAACACCATGGAGATCAATGCCTTTTGACTCTAATCTCAAGCTTCTAAAAACAGAATCAAAAACTTTAGAAGTCGAGGACGTATGACACCAGATAAAATCGAAGAGGGATTCACGGAGTGGGCAAAGTTTCTTGAGGATGATCACGCTGGATATATTTATTCAGAGCAAGCATGGCAAGCCTGCGCAGAATGGATGCTGAGTCAGGCGAGCAGCAAGAACCTAAGAGATATGTCTGAATTGTATGCTTCCGTTGTAGACCAAATCAAAGAGAAGGGCGCATCCCTGGTTCCCGAAGATATTTGCAATGCCTTCGTAGATGGGTATCAACAGGCTCGCCTTTCCAGCGCCAAAGACTTTGAAAAAGAAGTTACCAATCGTGTCCATAAAGCGATGGATGGAATGGGCGCTGAGATTGCGGAAAATAAACACCATTTTGATGTTTTAAAAGATGATCATGCGATACTTACTTCTGAAATAGCCGAACTACAATCCAAGCTTCAATACAATCAAGAATGGTTTAATGAGGCACAAGAAAGAATCAAGGCACTAGAGGGTGAGCTATTAAAAGCTTTCCCAATGATTAAGTTTTTACATGACTACACTGAGAGATTTCCATTCGCCACAAAACTCGTTAGCAAAAAAGAATCAACATGAAACCTGAAACCGTCAAAGACAGAGCACGCCAGGCTTACCTAGATCAACAGACTCAGGACTCTGAAGGTGGTTGTGGTGAGTATATTGGGTTTATTTATGGGTTTATAGCTGGTGAAGAATCGGCGAAAGAAAAAATCACCAAGCTACGCGAAGTGCTTGAAATGGTCGAGGATAATTCAAAGATAACTGAAGTTATGCATAGTGACGCTTGGACACTAGAATATTTAGCCGAGAGAGCAAGAGAAGTTTTAAATAAGGAGAAAGAATGAGCGAAACAGCAGAAATGCCGATCATGGACAATGAGTGTCCCTTTAGGCATGAATTAAACCCGTATAATAATCTTGGAGATAGCACAGCAAGAACAAACTATTTTATTTTTCAAGCTGGAATGAAGGCAGGATTTCGTGAAGCAGAAGAAGAACTTACCAAGCTACGCGCCTTTGTGAAAGATACCAAAATTATGGCGGAGTTTTATGCCGCTCGATGGGAAAGAATCTACACGCCAGACGGAGTAATGGTTAGACCAGCCGATTCTACTGGCGCATTTGAGGATAGGTTCGAGCGCGCCAGAGAATTTTTATTCAAGCATAGCGAATTAATTAAGGGGGAAGCGTGAGAGATATTTTTACTAATCCCCAACTTGTTTTTTACTCCCATAGATTTGATAATTTAATGATTTTTACTTGCGAAAATCTTTTTATACTAGCAACGATAGAAGGGAGTAATGGGCGCAAGATGTTAACGTCTTATGATTTTGCCTTGACGGAGTATCAACTAGAGTTAATTGGTGAATTTTAACACCCGCCCATAGTGGCGAATTAATTAAGGGGGAAATGTGAGTTATAAAGAATGCTTTAAAGAGATTGAGGATGAAATGAAGCACCTATATGCTTTGAATCTTAAGCAAGCCATTATGATTAAAAGAAGAGATACGGTTATTAATTCAATCTTTAAAGATTCGTGTGAGTCAGCAAAGGGCACTGTTTTAAATAATGTTAAAGCTAAAATAATGAGACACTTAAAAGATGTGAGCAAGGGTAAATAACACCCGCCCATAGTGGCGAATAAAGGAGAGGGTTTTATGTTTATCTATTCCATTGGAGACATAATTACTGGAACAATATTAGCTTTATTACTAAGCATCCTCATCGGTACTTGGTTTTTTAAAACTATCAAGGCGGCGGTTTGTAGCCACAAAAGAACCTACGAAAACGGACTGAGCCTTGACGAGATTTGTCGAGATTGCGGCAAGAATCTTGGCTTTGTTGGGCGCGACAAATGAAAGACTCACAAAGATTCGCCGAAGAGAAAGCAGAAGAGTACGCCAGCAAACGAGCGAGTAAAGAGACCGACTACACTCGATACGCAGAACTCTACAACGCGCACTATGCAGGCGTGATCTACTGGACTGCTGAGCTGATCCATTTAAGAGAAGTTTTAAAGGTTCAAGGCAAAGAGATCAAGAAAGAAATTAAACTCGCCGATACGGTACCTGCGACGGTCGAAACAATCGAGGACTTGATATGATCTTTAAAAAGCTTAGCGATGTTCACATGATGAGCGAGAAAGCGGCCCAACGTCAGGAGATGCTCAGAACCTTAGAAGCCTCCGATTTCTATCAGGCAAAAATGGTTTTGAAAAACATTGCACTCGATGAGTCCACCACGTACGACATGCAGAAGATAATTAAAAGGCATTTGAACCTGGTAGTAAAAAGAAAGAAGAAATCCGTTGATGTATATGGCGTACCTATAACCTTGGACAGACTACTTGCTTTATCTTGCACTTCACTGTGGACTTTCAGAGCAAGCATATTTTCTAAGGCGTTTGCTTTTAGCGGTGGGTTTTCCAGCGAAGGGCTTCTTCTTCAAATTGCCGCAGACAACATGGCACTAAGAGATGTGACGAAAGAGAGCAACCTTAAAACGTATCGAAGACACCTTAGTCTTCTGCTTCGATGCGGTGGGTTTAAGAATGGCGTGGAGCGAAAGAAAATGTGTAGCTCAGACATCAGCACGACCGGAAGGGTTTGGTATCTGCCTAAAAACATAATGCACTCTACTGCCGATGAGCTGATAGATAGCGCCGAGTTCATCATGTCCCAAGCGGAAACACTTGACCGAACGGAATCAGGAAAGGAACTTAGAGAGATCGAAAAAACCGTAGAACAAAACACAGTCATTGAGGACTTGATATAATGTACACACCAAGAGCGCACCAAATCGAAGGAATGGATTTCCATCGTGCTAGTCAATTTATGGGCAGCCTTATATGGCACGGCATGGGACTAGGTAAGTCGAGTCTTGCACTCTGGCTTGCTGAAGAACACATAGGCCGTCTAAAAAAGCTAGGCGTAAAGACCCCAAAGTTTGTTGTCTTCTGTCCTAAATCAGCACTACCTACCTGGAGAGCTGAGTGCCGCAAGTTCACTCCGAGTCTTTATCGTGACATGATTCTGTTTCCCTACTCGCAGATGAACAAAGCGATCCGCATGGTTGACTACATCGACGCTCGCATGATTGCCTTCGACGAGTCTCACTATCTTAAATCACCAAGTACCAATAGAGTCAAAGGACTCTCCGAGTTCCTAAGACGCATGGGTAAGATGTCAGGAAAGTTTGAGCATGGGCGCATGTTGTTTCTCACAGGTACTCCAATGCCTAATAACGCTGCAGAAATCTATTCTACATGGGCAATAGCGACTGCCCCAAACGTAACAACAGCAGCGGACAGGTTACTCGACGAGGTTAAGTTTGATCTGTGGCGCAACACATACACGAGAGTCGAAGTAAAGACCTGGAAGATTGGAAAGAACAAAAGTCCTGAGAATCAAAGACGTGGAGTCGCTAAGACCTTCCAAGGAGTGGATAACTCCGAACAGTTCGCACAATTAATAGGCCCTATCACTCACTTCAAACGAGTCGAAGACTGTATTGATCTGCCAGAGAAACAAGAAGTCATGGTGGATCTTGGATTACCGGACGATAAACTCCTGGCAAACGCTAGCCTTGAGCAGCCAGAAGCGTACATGGCGCTATTAGAAAGACTCAGCCGCGCTAAGACTCCGCACATGATCGAGTGGGTCAAGGACTTTTTGGAAGGAACTCAAGAACAATTAGTCGTCTTTGCCACGCACGTATTCGCCTTGAGAGCACTTCAGGATGCCTTCCCTAATCACGTCAAGCTCATCATCGGAGAGCTGTCTACCGGCGAAAGAACACGCCATTTGACTGAGTTTCAGAACTCGAAGTTCAGGGTGCTAGCACTAAGCTATCAGTGTGGATCTGAATCATTGAACCTACAGAACGCTAGCAAAGCGTTATACCTAGGCTACCCATGGACAGATGGAAAGTTGAAGCAAGCGATGGCACGTATCTATCGCCAAGGACAGAAGAACGCTACGATGCACTATTTCTTAACGAGCGGTGAGTGCGATCAGCGCATCCTTCGATTGGTTCGCACGAAAGAAGAAGCCACTAACACTGTAGAAAATCTACTGCTTACCCAAGAAATAAAGCAAACTTTGCCTAAAGAAACTTTTAGTATTGACGATCTGATTTAACCTGTTAATCTTTTAACTGAGGGACTTTTCATGACAATTAAAATTCATCCACAGCTTACAGGCTTTGTACGCCCGTCGGATCACAGTAAGTTTTCACCTTCTGCTGCAGACCGATGGATGGCTTGTCCAGCGAGCATCCAACTCTCCGAAGGTATTCCTGAAGAGAAGTCCGAATACTCGGAGCAAGGAACTCTTGCCCACTCAGTATGCGAAGCGATGTTCGACCACGAACATTTCATGATCGACATGCCGGTCGAGCTTCAAGCTCAACTAATGGCATGGGAATCGACGCATCCTGGAGATGTCCCTGAGATGTATGACTGTGCTCAGACCTACGTGGACTGTGTGTCTTCATGGCTTAATAACAAGGAAGCTATTGGCGATGTGCTTTGGTATGGCCTTGAGAAAGGTGTGCCAGTATTCCCTGAGAAAGGATGCTTCGGTACTGGTGACTGTGTGATCGTCGGAACTAAGGCCGCGGTGATCATCGATTATAAACATGGCAGAGGAAAGAACGTACAGGCAGATGCTTTGCAACTCAGAGTCTATGCCGCAGGAGTCCTTCGCCATTTAGACAACCTCCCTGAAGGTTACGGAGTATATTCTGTGGTAGTACAACCTCGAACCGACCCAACACCAAAGACACATTTCTATCCTGCAGCACAGATACATCAGTTCCTTGGAGAAATCTGGAGCGCCATTATCGCAACAGAGCAGCCCAACCTTGAACCAAAAGACGGAGGTCATTGCTTCTGGTGTCCTGCTAAAAGAACTAAAGACCTGATGAAGAAGTGCCCGACTCAGATGATCTTGCCGGTTAATGCGGCCAAAGAGAACTTTGAGAAATACCTCTCCGATATGAACGCTCCAGTTGAGAAACTCGGAGTCGCTAATCCTAAGCGTGATGAGGCGATGATGAAGATCATCTCTCTCATGCCACTCCTCGAATCTATTCGTGATTCGGCAGTTGAAGAGTTTCAATACCGCTTAGAGCAAGGCGAAGCTATCGCAGGACTGCAACTTGTAGAGAAGATCGGCAATAGAACTTTTGGTAAAGCACCAGATGATCAGATCGCTGAGGTCTTGAAGCAGAAATATCCAAAGCTTGATCCTTGGAGAATTATTCCGGAGAAGAAAACAATTCGTACCATTGGCGACATTGAGAAAGAAGTCGGCAAGGGTGCACTGGATACTGTGACTCAAAGAACTATTAAAAAAGAAGTGAAAATATTAGACGCTAAGGCGTTAGAAGTAATGGGCAATCTCGCGCATTATGGAAACTTGTCAACATCGAAGGAGATCGTATGACACCTGATCAAGAGAAAGAATTTTTCCGCAAGCATGTGTTTACCCTTAAAGGTCGCATCTTGCATCCGGCATTGCTTAAGCCTATGCCTAACAAAGAAGGAACTCGCGTTAACTTTAACGTGCAGGCAATCTTTAAGCCTGAAGACAACGCACAGGAAATTGCACGTCTTGGTGCATTCATTAAGCAAGTTTACGACACGTTCTATCCTGGCTTCCCGATTCAGAACTGGGTTAATCCCTTGAAGAAGTATGAGACGTACATTCGTCAAGACGGTCGCCCAAACGCAGAGTATTTGAAAGGTCATTACTGGGTTAACGCTGCTTCAGGTAAAGACGTTCCTCCTCAAGTCTATAAGCAGGGCCCTATGGGAATGGTGCTTTTGACTGAAGCTGACCAAGCTGAAGTTTACTCAGGACGCAACGCGGTCGTGAACATTTCTTTCTACCGTATTAAGTCGCAGAAGCATGGCCTATCGACGAACATCAATGGCGTATTGCTTCTTGAAGGTGGCGAGAAAGTTCAAGGTGCAGGAAGCTTTGACCCGAACAGAGCGTTTGGATCTTTCATGCAAGACATGGGCATGAACGTGCCGGTCACGAACACTCCAAGCAATGATCCGTTTGGCAATTCAGGTAACAACTCGGGCAGCAATGGCCCTTCATTTATTTAAGGAGATATCAGATGTATAAGTTTTCAGCAGAATTTGAAACGATTAAAGAACTCGCCGACTTTGTGAATGGCATTCAAGGTGGCGTTCCTGCCGCTGCGACTGTAGAGCAAGCAGCTCCTACTACAAAAGCTAAGGCAAAGAAAGAGAAGGAAGCTCCAGCTCCTTTGACTGCCGCTGCTCCTGAAGCACCATTCGTGCCAAAGGCAGAAGTCAAAGCTTCTGAAGTTGTAGTTGAGAAGACTCCAGTAGTCGCTCAGCCTGCAGCACAAGATAGCGCGATCATGGTTGAAGAAATCAAAGCAATCGTAGCAGGATTGAAAGCTAAAGGTACTAACGACGATCAGCTCAAAGCAGTCTTCTCTGGTATCTTTGCTCAGCTAGGATTGCCTCAAGGTGTCCCTGTCAGCAAGCTTGAGAACGATCAGATCACACGTTTCTTAATGGCGCTCAAGGATCACGCAGCTCCAAAAGAGAATAGCTTTATTTAATAGGTGCGCGGGGTGAAAGCCCCGCTCTCTTTTCACGGAGGATTTATGAAACTTTTTAATATGTTTATTCTTAGTGCTCTCTTAATGAGTTTCGCCCTCGATGCCGTATCTCAAGAAGTTTCTCCTGCCTCCAACCTAGACGCTCCAGCACCTCCGAGTTTTATCGAGTTTGTTAAGAGTTCTTTTGGCGTTCACCGCAAGGTGAGCTTTGTCAGACTGTCAGGCTTTAGTTCTCTTGAGATTCAGCGACTTACTCACATCGCAGCTAACGTAGAGAAGATTATTAATAGTTCAGAGATCACTGATCTTCTTAGTGCTCATGTGGTTGTGCCATATAAGAAAGAGCCGGTAGCTTTCTGGGATATTAATGAACCTTTGAAACTTACCTGGCGTGATGCTTGGGCAATCACTATGCGCTCCGACTGGGACATGGACTACGAAGGTTACAGCTCGTGGCGC